TGAGTTTATGACCTCAGATGGATCATGGACAAGCACAGGCTCATCAAACTCACTAACTGTTTCCGTGCCAACGATTACAATTAATGCCACCGGATGGTATACGTGGAACAAGCCAATCACAGCATCGGCCACATTTGTAGATCAAATATGATCGTAAAGGAAAAAAACAAATACGTGGTAATCGATACGGACACCAATGAAGTAATATCCGAGCACGTATTCGATGGCACAAAGAAAAGCATGGCAGAGGCCGAGAGATTGGCTAGAGAGTCTAATTCTGTTTGGAAAGAGCCTAAGTAAGCAAAGCCCTCCTTGCGAGGGTTTTTTTATGTGTTAAAATCTGTATATTCTATGTAACTTACGGGAACTTACATGACGTTTAGCGCAGAAAATCAGCCAACAAACAGGAAGAGCGGCCCAAATATAAAAGCTAAAATAATTGCCGCACTTGGTCGCAGAGAAATGACTGAGGAGCAATTTATTGACAAATGGATAGAGCTTGCGATTGGTGATGGGAAAGAAATACCTGGCGGTGGCGTGTTCATGTCGGAGCTATTAAAGCGATACTCGCCAATCCCAAAACAGAGTCACGAAACTATAGTAATAGAAAACTGGCCAAAGAATGGAACCCCAGCAGAAAAAGCCAGTGCGGTTCTTGAGTGCATGAGCGAGGGCATTATCCCTCCTGATCTTGGGGCATTATTTATAGAGTCGATTAGCAAGTCGCTAGGGATTGAAGAAGTGACCGATCTTGCCGAAAGGATGATTGCGCTAGAGAAGCTTATGGAATCGCATGGTCTAAAGAATGGGTAAAAAGCTGTCCGCCTCAGTCATAGCCTCGCTTGAGGAGAGAATAGCTTCCACCACTGGCGAGCGCCATTCAACTGTATTCGGCATCGTATCGATGAGTGGAGACTTAATACGATCTATTGAGTGTGTTAATGGGTCATGGGTTGAAGTCGATAAGCAGCCGCAGACCTATTTAGCCGAAAAGATGGAGCGTGTACTAAAGTCTAATAAGCGGTTTGTTATAATCATTGGTGGCAGGGGTTCTGGTAAGTCAGTACAGGCGGTTGATATAGCTCTGCACAGAATAGCGGACTTTGGTCATAAGGTTTACGGATTGCGAGAGTATCAAGAATCTATTGAGGATTCTGTGCACTCGTTATTTGACGCAGAGATAAAGCGCTTGGGGTACGAAGGTTTTACTACTCAAAAAAGCACGATATTCCATAAGTCGGGCGGTATGACAAAGTACCGAGGGCTTTCTGTTAATCCAGAATCAATAAAGTCAGCGTCCGCTTTCAATCTCTTTCTTTCGGAAGAGGCCGCAAAATATTCAGACGCTTCTCTTACTCATCTAACGCCAACTGCGCGCAATGCTGCAAAGCCTGGTCTGCCAAATCAAGCAATTGAGGCGGAGGAAGAGGACAACCTAAAAGACGTTCAAATGTTTTTTATTGCAAACCCTCAATCAAAAGCAGACCCTTTCAGTCAGAAGTTTTTGGTGCCATTTTGGCCGGATATACTAAGGGATGGATTTTATGAGGATGAGCTACACTTAATTGTCCAAGTTAACTACACCGACAACCCTTGGTTTATGGCGTCTGGTCTTGATGCGGAAAGGCTAAATGATAAGCGTGTTTTATCTACTGCGAAGTATCGGCACATTTGGGAGGGGGACTTCTTGGACGATGTAGAGAATTCAATAATCAGTGTCGATATGTTCAATGCCTGCATTGATGCTCACATAAAGCTAGGGTTCCAGCCTACCGGTGCTATTGTTGTCTCACATGACCCCTCAGACGAAGGTAATGACCCTAAAGGGCTGGTAGTGCGTCAAGGCTCGGTTATTCTTGATGCCATGACAATACGCAACGTTGACACATTTGTCGGTGTTAAAATTGCTTGCGATATAGCAAGAGATAGAAAGGCGGATAACTTCAATTGGGATGGCGATGGCATGGGCGCTCTTCTCAGAAATGAAGTAACAAAGCATTTAGCTGGGCTAAAGATTCAAACAAATATGTTTAGGGGTTCTGGCGCGGTAGAAAATCCAGACGCTATCTATAAGTGGGACAACAAAGGCATGGGGACTAAAAACAATAAAACCAATAAAGAGACATTCCTCAACAAGCGTTCTCAGTTTAATATTTCATTGCGTGACCGATGCTATAATACGTGGCGGGCTGTGACTTTTGGCGAATACCATAACCCTGATGAGATGATTAGCTTCTCGTCCTCGATATCTGAAATAGATGTTCTTCGATCTGAGACATGTAGAATCCCGCTTGTATCAAACAATAACGGGAAAATCCAAATAATGAGCAAAAAGGATATGAAGGAGAAGCTAAAGATGCCATCTCCGAACATTCATGACTCGCTAGTGATGAGTCTTGACATTCCTGATACAATAGCTTTAAACGCGCCAGTACGCAGGCCGCAACCAATTAAGAGGCTCCCACGGTGATGAAAGAACTTGACCTCGAAGACATCCAAAAGATGCACGAAGCGGCAAAGAATTATAATTCTGATCATCGCCAAGATGTACAGGATGATCTTTATTTTTACTGGATAAGTCACTATAACGACGATTGGCGGCAAGCCCTGCCTTTACGATTCCAAGGACAATTTGATCAGCTTAGAAAGTCTGGGCGGAAGATCATCGGCGATCTTACTTCTAATCCTGTGCAAGCGGACTTCCAGCCAATCGATGGCACCCCTGATGAAATGGCAGAGTTTGCCGACAAGATGTATCGAACCGATGCGCGCAGGAATGACTCTAAAGAAGCATTTAATAACGCTATCAATGAGCAAGTTCCTTGTGGCCTTGGGGGATGGAGGATTGTCACGGATTATGAAACCGATCTTGTGGGTGACACTAAGCAGGTCATTCGCCGTATTCCTCAGTACGAATTCAATGCCACTGTTCTATTTGACCCAGCAGCCAAACGCATAGATAAAAGCGATGCAAAGTGGGCGCAAGTCATAACCGCATATGACGAAGAAGGCTACGAAGAATTAAAAGAGGATTTATCAGGCAATGAAGAAGAATGTGAAAGCCTTCCTTCTGGATTTAACCCTGTCACTTCTAACGCTGGCTTGTGGGCCGATGACAACAAAAACGTATATGTGGTTGAGCACTATCACCGCTATAAGAAAAAAGTCACCATAGTTTACTTCAAGGATTTATTTGGCGAGCCTACTGCATTCTATGAAGAACAAGTAAAAGAGAATGCGGAAGCGTTAAAGGCTGCCGGATATATCGAGGTAGACCGCAAGAAGATTACCAAATGGTGCGTTAAAAAATACATTTGCAGCGGAGAGGGTATTCTCGACTCGCAAGATATTGCCGGAACTGAAATACCACTTGTACCACTTTATGGTGAGCGCGCATTTGTTGACGGGCGCGAACATTACGAAGGCTTCGTAAGATCAGCAAAAGACCCACAAATGCTGCGCAACTTTCAGCTTAGCTACTTGGCAGATATTGTAAGCACAAGCCCAAGACCAAAGCCCATCTTCTTGCAAGAGCAGATTGCGGGACATGAATACATGTATGAAGAGAACGGCGCAGATAATAATTTTGCGTACTATCTTCAAAACCGTGTTGACTCATCCGGCACACCTTTGCCCATTGGCCCTATTGCGGTTATGCCAGAGCAGCCAATCCCTAGCGCTTTAATTGCGTCAATTCAGCTAATGTCCGAGGCTACTGGTGACGTTACTCAATCCGGCGCACCTAACTCTATTGCTGATGTTAGCCTATCTGGTAACGCAGTGAGCCAAATTAGGTCAATGCTGGACGAGCAGTCTATTGTATACCGCGAAAACTATAAGTTTGCCATTCGCCGCGATGCCCAGATTGTTAGCGGCATGTGGCCCGATGTTTACGATATCCCTCGCAAGGTGACTCTCACCTCAAGCGATGGCAAGCGTGAAGAAGCTATGGTGATGCAGTCGTCTATCGATCTTGAGACTGGCGAGCATAAAGTCATGAATGATTTGCGCACAGCTAAATTTGAAGTCTTTGCAGAGATTGGCACAGCATATGAAAGTCAGAAGCAACAGCAGCGACAAGAGATTAAAGAGCTTCTTAATTCGATGGATCCTAACAATCCGATGTATAACGCGCTTCTGTTAAAGTATGTCTCTATCTCAGACGGGGCAGACGACAAAGACATCAAGGCCTACGCTAAAAAGCAATTGCTGCTATCTGGCATTCGCGAGCCCGACACAGACGAAGAAAAACAAATCCTTTCCGATGCCCAGCAACAATCTCAACAGCCAGATGCCAATATGGTCTTGGCTCAAGCTGAAATGGAAAAGGCTAAACAGGATGGGATTAAAAACGAAATAGACATGTTCAAGGCTCAGACCGAGCGCTTCAATTCAGAAATTAAAGCGCAGGAAGTTGGGGCTAATATCGACTTTAAGCAAGTTCAAAAGCTTGGTCAGCAAATTGACAACATGCAAAAGCTTAGGAATCCGCCAAAGTCTAATCATGAGCCTGTTGATATGCGAGCCTGATGAATGAGGACAAAGGTATAGATAAGAATGCTAGCAAATGGAATTGCTAGCCATATAAATATACCTATTATCCATAAGTGGTCTCTAATTCTCGGTTTCATTGAGCGCCTCTGCATTGCTAACCAAATAAAATGATTTAAGATCAGTAAATACGGACACTATTTCCCCATCAAACATAAAAATTACATATCTTTCGTTAATATTTAATTGAAAGCTGTTAGCTAATATATTTGTTGTGTTTGTTCCGTGAGAAACAAAATACTCTCTTATTATCGGTACTGGCTTTGTCTCTTTCTTAAATAAATTAAACATTATTCTTTCTCCTGCATAACGCTCGATAGAGGAGTGTTCAATATCTTTCTTTCCTGCTCTTCGTTCAGCCCAAGAAAATCCCTTGTGCGCCTCTCTCTCGCCGTAAGCTCAAACACCTTATCAGGGTATCTGTCATGATTAATCGTGACAGTATTTCCTTTATCGGCTTCCCGATAGGCTTGCGCTGGCTTCTTTGCTAGTTTTTCAGCGGTTATTTTCATTTGCTTCATCCCATGCTGCGAATATAAATTGAGCGCCCTTAGCTGGATAGCCTTTTGGTACTGCGCAATTAAGGCTTCCATCGCTCATAAATCTAATTCTTGGCTTCATTTCAATATAGCCCACCATAAAATAGAAAATAAACTCACCAAAATAAAAATATCAAGAACCGTTAATGATTTTTCATGCTTATTATTTTTACCATTAATCTTATCTCTACACTTTTCAATCTCAGTATTCAAATACTTAATATCAGCCTTAAGCGCTGCAATATAAGCATAAACCTCATCATCAGTAAGCCCCATAACTCTCTCCACGTTGACCACTCTCTCCATTGTAACCGCTCTAGGGCGCAAGTCAACGATCCGCTATAAAATAACAATCACTTGGCGAAGGTATACGCAAACCATACCAGTGGGTTACTGGGTTTATCGTACATAGCGAGCAAAACTATGCAACACGCAACGCTGGCTGAATTACAAGCCCAAGCAGAAGCCGAAGAAACCCCTAACGCTGTGGCCGCAGTGGAAGAAGTTGAACCGGTAGTTGAAGAAGAGGAAGAGTCGGAAGCTGTCGAAGAGTCGCAAGACGAATCTACAGAAGAAGACGAAGCCAAAGACAAAACTGAAGAATGGGCAAAGCCAGAAGGCTCGGTTCCTGTTAAAGCTCATGTTGAAATGAGGCACAAGCTCAAGGGCAAGCTTCATGATGTTGAGTCTGAAAACGCGGCTTTAAAGGCTCGATTAGCTGCGCTTGAAAGTGGTTCTGTAGCGGTAACGCAAGAGCCGCAATTGGCGCGACCAAAGCTAAGCGATCCCGATGTTAATTACGATGAAGACGTTTATGCAGAAAAGGTAGCTCAATACACTGAGAAACTTGTAGAGCAAAAGCTTTCTAGTCGTGAACAAAAGCAAGCGGTAACAACTCAGCAGCAACAGCAAGAGCGGCAGGTACAAGCCGAACTAGATAAACACTATGAACGTGCGTCTGAATTGGTATCAAGCGGGAAGGTAACTGCAGAGAACTATCAAGCAGCGGATCACAATGTCAGAAAAGCATTGGCTGATGTATTCCCTAACGGGTTCAGCGAAGTTGTTTTAGACAACATGATAGCGCGCTTAAAAAATGGTTCTGAAAAGGTTATTTATCACCTTGGCGTCAACAAAAGCGCATTGTCCGAGCTGGTTGAATGCTTTAAGTCTGACCCTATGGGGTTCGCAGCCGCGACTTACATGGGTGAGCTAAAGGCAAAATTTAACTCGGCTCCGGCGAATAAACTCAGTCAAGCCCCTAAGCCTGACAAAGCTCTTAATGGAACTGTAAGCGTTGCATCTGAAGGACCCAAGAAAGCCTATGACAAGGCTGAAAAGGCTGGCGATATCAGCGGCATGATTGCAGCCAAAAGAGCGGCAAAGGCTAAGGGCATAAACTCATCAAATTGGTAGGTAAAATATTATGGCTACTTTAAGCGCTACAAAAATCGTCGCAACCTATTTGGGTGCGGCAGTTGAGAGTTATGAATCTCAGCAATCAATGTTACCAATGGTCAAGGTTATTAATGACGTTGATCCGGCAACCATGCAAAACGGTAACAATACAATCTGGCGTAAAGTCGTACAGGAAGGCGCGAGCATTTCTGGTTGGGACTTGACCGGTCAAGAGCAGGGCATTATTTCTCAGGGTTATAGCGCTTATCTTGGCACTCCTGAAAATACCTTTGTTGGCTTGCGTGTTGACGACATGCGCGATCTTAGTTACATCAAAGATCAGGCTCGTGTTGACGGTGAAAAGCGCGCCTCTGTATTAAACAAGGCGATCACCGACACCATTACCAACACCGGCTCTATGGCGTACCGCTCTAACGTTACTTCTGGTTTCGACTTTATCTCTCTTGCGCAGGCAGGTATGAATAAGCGTCAAAGCCGTAAGGTGGATCGTTATGTCGCCTTAACCGATAGCCATAATCAGCTATTTGGTAAAGACTTGGCATCACGCCAAACTCTACAAGGTCAAGCGGGCGAGACCTATCAAAACGGCATGCTGTACAAGCAGATTGCCGGCTTTGATGTTATGACCAGCTCGTCTGTGGGCGCATTGGTTGGCGGTGCTAACCCTGCTACTACCGTGACTGCTAACGTGTCTCTTGCCCCATTGGGCGGAACGGCTACCAATGGCGGCGTTGCTCAGTTGGTTGTGACAAACAACGATTACCGCTATGGCGACATCCCTGTAACTGCTTCTGCATCTTACAACGTTGGCGACCGCGTTACATTCTCTAACAGCGCTGTGCCAGTGTATGCAATTGGTCGTGATGATGGCACTGTGACAGATGAGCCTATGACATTTGTGATCGTTGCAAAACCATCTGGCACTAGCATCACCGTGTTCCCTCGCCCAATCGCTGCAAACGATGCTGGCTTGACATTGGCGCAAAAGGCTTATGCGAATATCAACACGCAAATCCTTAACGCTGCCACTGTCAACCGCGTGAATATCGATGCGAGCGCTCAGCCTTCGCTGTTCTGGCAAAAAGATTCTATCGAGGTTCTTGGCGGTAAGGTTCCAATGGAGATGCTGGGCCAGTGGGGTGGCATGAAAGTAGCCAGCGAAACGCTTAGCAATGGTCTGACCATGTACATGTTGTACGATGGCAACATTGCAACGCTACAAGGCCGCTGGCGCATGTTTATCTGGTACGGCGTGAACAACGCTCGCCCAGCTGATAACGGCATTTTAATTAAGTATTAATCGTGTAGAATAAGGGGTCTGAAAAGGCCCCTTTTTTATTTGGAGAATTTAGAATGTTTGCTTTGTATCGAAAAGGTTTTAGCCATGTTGTTCGAGGTGTTCAGTGCGAGCTTATCCGAGTTGAAGAGCGAGAGCTTGAGCAGTATCGCGCCGATGGTTGGGTGGATGACGAAAAGCTTTTGCTTCAAGAAGAAACCAAAAAAGAAAAGATATCTACTGTTAAAAAATAAGGCGTGAAAAAATGGCCTCAAAGACTAAAATACAGCTTGTCAACGACTGCTTTACTGAGTTGCGGATCAGCGGGATAACTGCCAATGCTGATAATGTTGATGTCGTGCTGGCATTAAGCAGGCTTGAGGATTATGTCGCTCAGTTGCCGTTTGATATTGGCTTTAACTTTGAAGAGACGCCAGACCCCAATACAATATCAGGCATCCCTAGCCACGCTAATTTGGCCATAGCTTTGGGGCTTGCCTTAAATCTTGCCACTTCATTCGGCAAGGCTCCAGAGTCGCTTATACGTCAATCTGTAGCCGCTATGAGCGCGCTGCAAAACAGAATGGCTACACCTAAGCGAGTTGCTTATCCAAGCCGCCAGCCATTGGGTCGTGGCAATCGTTGGCATTCTCAAATTAGCCAATTCATGCCGGAAGTTGTGAGCGCTCCAACCTCGCCAGAAACGGAAATCATGAATCTGGGCGACATAAAAGACTTTGTGATTGATTTCTCATTTGCCATGCCTTCTGCATCTACCTTATCAAGCTATTCGTTTACACAAACGAGCGGGGTAGTTGTTTCAGGCGTATCCCAGGATTTAATGAAGCTTAGCTTTACCGTAACAACAAGCTTAGCTGGATTTCAGCAGGTGCTATTTACTGCAACCGGCGACAATGGCGAGAGAACCAATAGGGTTTTGAATTTTAACGTTGTTGAAGCTACGACATTAAGAGCTAATCCATAATGCCAGATATAAAAATTCCAATAATATTGGGCGACAAAACTGTATCTGATTCTGATTATCAGGATGCCGTACCCATTAATATGATTGCCGTTCTTCGCGATGTGAATGGCGACTCAGGATATTTGTATTCGCACGACGGCTTAACTCTTGCGGCAACAGGCCAAGGGTACGATAGAGGCGCACTGTATAACGAAAGGATGCGCAGATCGTTCAGGGTTTCGGGGCAAAAGCTTATCGAAATTAAGTCCGTTAGTGGAGTCATCACTGCCCCTGTGATTGGTGATATTAGCGGTGCGGACTTGGTATCTTTTGATTATTCTTTCAACTCTATAATGATAGTTGCAGATCAGCGCGCATACAGGTTTGATGGCGCTAATTTAGTGTTGATGACCGACCCCGATATTGGCGCACCCATTGACGTTGCTCAGATAGACGGGTATTACGTTTTTACTGACGGGGAATATTTATACCACACAGATATAGGCGACGAGACAAGCATTGACCCGCTCAAGTTCGCAACATCCGAGCTATCGCCTGACCCTACTAAGGCAGTGGGAAGGACTCAGGACGATTTGCTTATTGTGTTCAACCGATACACGACAGAGTACTTCATAAACCAGGCCAATGAGCAGTTTGCATTTTCTCGACTAAATCAGAAGGCTGTAGATGCTGGTATTGTCGGCACTCACGCATGGTGCCCGATGGACGGGAATATATTTATTCTTGGCGGCAGAAAGGATGAGGATGTAAGTGTTTACGTTTTGGGTTCTGGACAAACTGTAAGTATATCAACTCGGTTTGTAGATTCTATTGTGGGCCAATATACAGAGGATCAGCTATCTACGGCAAAACTTGAAAGCAGAACATCAAAGCGCGACCAGCTTTTATATATTCATCTGCCAAATGAAACACTTGTCTATAACCAGTCAATTGCTAAAAAGTTTGGCGTTAATTCGGCATGGTCAATCATGCAATTTAACGATGGGCCATGGCGAGCCATTAACTTTGCGTTTGATCCAAACTTAAACATGTGGCTTGCTGGCGATAGGTTTGACGAGAAAATAGCAAGGCTCGACCCGTCAACAGCTTCACAGTACGGCGAAGCAATTGATAGCTATTTTTACACGCCATTCGTTCCTGTTGAATCAGCCAGCATTGACTCTCTAGAGCTAAATACTGTGAGCGGGTTTAATTCTGAAGATGTTAGCTTGTTTCTTTCAACAACCAGAGACGGTTCCAATTACTCAAGTGAGTGGAGCAAAGAGGTTTCTGTCGTAACTGATTATGAGCATAGATATATAGCTCGCCGGCTGGGTTATGTCAGAAAGAAAATAGGGTTTAAGTTCCGCGCTCACCACAAAGACAAAATTAACGTATCTGGACTGGTGGCTTCAGTTGGCTAAAACTAACCAATACTATGTTACCGAATCAGACTTAGCCAAGTTATTTGTGCAGTCTGGGTTGCCGCCTGAATTTCAGCGGTTGTTTGTTCGCGATTACGTTGCATTAAAGGCTGATGCGGGAACTCTTGAAGACCTTGTGGCCGACTTGACCGATAGGGCAGATCAAAACGACATTGATATTGCTGACATTAAAGCACAGCTAGTTATTGATGACGGAAGGCTTGATGGTCACGACACTGATATAGCCGCGATAAATGTTAGCCTTAGTGCCTTATCTGTTGCGTTTAACGCACACGTTGCCGACAACTCAGCTCATGGGGCTAATGGTGATATCGTTGGTAATCTAAACTTTGCCGCTGCATCGGTTGGGGGTGTAGTTAAGCTGGCTTACGCGGTGGCAGACCAAGCCACAAGTACGGTATCAGTGACTAGCTCGCCAAATGCTGCAGGTGTTGTCTATGTCCAAGCTGACGCGGCTACTTGGGTTGCAATGCTTAACGAGCTTAAAGCCGATGTTAATCAACTTGTGACCGATCTTAACGGACTAACAGCAAAGGTAAACGATACGCTTGCCAGTGACAGATCAGCATCACAGAGGGCTGTTTAAATATGAATAATCTAGTTCAAAAAGAGTCTACCGATGTAGCGGCGAGAAATAAAATACTTGATCTTCAAGAGTTTTTATCGTCATTTCCTCAGCTTGAATGCCCTGTAAAGCATCACTTTTCTGGCGATAGTTATGCCCGCGAGATTCTTCTCCCAGCTGGCTCGCTTGTAGTTGGTAAAATCCATCATCATTCGCATGTGAATGTGATATCTCAAGGTAAGTGCCATGTATTAACTGAAGATGGGGTAAAGATTTTAGAGGCTCCCCTTACTTTTATATCAAAGGCTGGAACTAAGCGTGTCGTATACTCTGAAACAGATGTAATATGGACAACAATTCATGTAACAAGTGAGACTGACTTGGGTAGAATTGAAGATTATGTCATTGCCGCAACGTACAATGACCTTGATGCTAGATTATTGTCGGAGGTGGTAAAATGACTTGGGTAGCAGTTGGAGTCGGAGTGGTTGGAGCTGGGGCTGGAATATATAGCGCAAATAAAAGTGCCAATACACAAAAAGACGCTTCAAAGCAATCGACCGAATTGCAGCAGGCTCAATATGAGCAAGGGCTGAAAGAGGTTGCACCATTTAAAGAGCTTGGAATTGGCGCTATTCCGAATCTAAGCGCGGCAGCAAATGAACCCGTCACTCCATTTGCTTATCGAGATCCATCTCAATACCTAACAAGTTATTTTAGCTCTCCTGAATATCAAGCGCTTAATACGCAGGCGCAAGATCAAATTCTTCGAGGAGCTTCGGCGACCGGTGGACTAAGAAGCGGCGGATCAAATGTTTCCTTGGCAAATATCGCGCCTACGCTTGGCATTAATGCGCTAAACCGAGTGGATCAGCAAGATGCTACGGCATACGGAATTAATCAGGGCGCCAAGACAGATCAGTTTAATCGCCTTTATGGTTTGGTTAACATGGGTGCTAATGTCGCCTCTGGGAATCAAAACACTGGCACTATGGTAGCCTCTCAAGCGGGACAAAATGCAATGGCGGCAGGCGCGGCGCAGGCAAATGCATATCAGCAGCAAGGTCAGGCGCTTTCTGGCCTGGCTACTGATCTTGGAACGGCCTACCTTGGCAATAAGATGGGGCTATATAACTATCAGCCTTCAATTGGATCTGATGGGGCTGGAGCGTATACTGGATCGGCATATCAAAATTGGGTAGCGAAGCAGGGTGGTAAAGTATAATGGCCGGAGTAATGGGAGACATTAACAGCAACCTTATGGGCTTGCAGCAATTAGCTATGGGCCGCCAGCAAATACAGCAAAATGAAGAGCTTGCATCAAACAATAAAGTTGCAACTGAAAATCTTCGTAAATACTACGCAAGCGAGCAAGCTGGCAATCCAGACTACTCTGCCCTACAAGAAGCATTTTTGCGCTCGCCAGATCTATCTCAGCGTATGCTACAAGGCTCAGGAATTACTGATAAGCGTAAGGGTCAAGACGCCGCAAGCTATGCGATTGAGGCCTATGGCGCGATTGACGACCCTGAACGATTTGTAGATTTGACACAAAAAAGAATTCAATACCTGCAGGCTCAGGGCAGGGATGCGAGTCAGTCTATTGGCGCGCTCGAAGCTTACATGAGCGGCAAAAAAGAGCAGGTTAGAAACGGTACTAAGTTGTTGTTGGCATCGCTTACGAATCAAGGCCATGTTGATAAAGATGTTTACTCTTCGCTCGCAGGCGCTAAAAATGCAGAAGGGTTTAGTTTAAGTGAAGGGCAAACGAGATTTGATGCTCAGGGCAATAAGATCGCATCTGTAGGTAAAACCTATAACCCTAACGCGCCCGAGAATAGACCGACAGCAAACTCTCAAGACTTGGCTACATACAAAAGAATGAAAGCGGCTGGCGATCCAGACGCAGAAGGTTTCGGCAGGGCTATAGGAATCATATCTAAAGAGGGTGAAAAGCTTTCGTCCCTTGCAGAAAAATTAATTGCTGATGCTGCCGACGCGGCTAATGTGTCTCGATCATCTGCTGCAAAATACACTTCACTTGCTGATAACTTGCGGAACGCCACTAAAATGAGTGGCGGCTTAAAAGGATCGTGGGGCGAGTGGATCAAAGAGCAAACAGGAAGCCAAGACGAGCTAACCGCGCTGAGAAAAGAGGCGCTTGGAATTGCTAACAGTGAAGCTATTGCAAATCTTCCTCCAGGCCCCGCTACTGATCGCGATATAGAGATGGCTAAAGCTCCATTCCCGACCGAAAAATCAGATCCTAAATATGTCGCTGACTGGCTAAGTGCTGTTGCTAGGCTTCAGCAGAAAAAGGCCGAATATGCAGAGTTTAAGGCTGACTTCATCTCTAAGAATGGCACTTTGCGCGGCGATGGTAAGAGTTTGTCAGCAGCATGGAAAGAGTCGCAAAAACAAGCCGCTCCAGTTAGCCGCTTTAAGATTGAGGTGAGTGACTAATGCCAAAATATACAGTTACCGACCCACAAACAGGCAGGAAGGTCACTCTTACGGGTGATTCACCACCTACTGACCAAGAGCTTGAGGATATCTTTTCCTCATTGCCTGCGCCAAAACAGATTGATCAGCAAGCTCAACCACAAAAAGACCAATACGAAGGAGACAAGCTGCAAATATTAAACCCTTTTGGCGAAAATATTCAAACTCCTATTCCTCTTGGCGGCGGAACCGAGAAATTCATGCAGGGTATGGGGTTAGGGTTTTCAGAAGTTGGCCGCGGCGTTAAGCGCTTAACTGGATTTGGCGAGGAAAATATCAATGCAGAATATGACAAATCGCTTACAGAGAATAGTGGTGCGGCACTGGGCGGTAAAATTGTCGGGAACGCGCTCCCATTCCTTCCTGCTGGCCTTGCTTCAGTCGGCACTTCTGCAGCTCGCAATATCGGCTATCAAGCTCTTGTTGGTGGGCTGGAAGGGTCTACAGTTCAGGCGGGCAGCGGCGGGAGTGCTTCGGATATTGTCGGCGGTGGACTTCTTGGGGCTTCTATTGGTGGTGGTGTGCAAGCTGTCAGTCCTTATGTTGGTCGCTTACTTGGTTCACTAGCTAAGAAGTATGGCTTTAGTTCGGCTGATGAATTGATTGACCCATTGACCGGCGCTCCAAATCAGGCAGCTAGAGATATTCTTGCGCGCGAAGGCGTTGACCCTGCCACGCTTACCGCTCCACTGCAAAGCGCTGAATTGGCAACTGCGCCAGCTATTAAGCGAGCAGAAGAGGTCGCCGCGACAATGGCTATCAGTCCAGAGCGAGTTGCCGCACACCAAAGAGCGGGAATACAGGCTCCTATTGCCGCGTTAACTGATGATGTTGCAGCCCAAGAAATGGGTGGAGCGCTAGCTGCAGTTCATGGATCAAAGGCGAGCGAGGCTTTATCAGAGTACACAAAAGCATTAACCGCACAAGCCAAAAAGATTACAGATGAAGCGGTTGGAACACTTGATAGCGGAGCAATAAACGTTGCGCTAAAACAGGATATGCAGAATACAATTGAAAAGCTTGGTCAGGACTCAAGCGTCATTTATAAAAAAATTAATGAGCTTGTACCGCAAAATACAATTGTTAACTCTCGCCCAATCCTTGATGATTTATATAGACTTGCATCAAGCAGGGAAAAGGGCATAGCAGGGCTAAGTGGCGTAGAGCAAAAAGTGTTTCAAACGCTAAAAGATAAGCCTCGTTATGCTGATGTGGACGCGCTTAGGAAGGATATTGGTCGATCTGTCGGGAAAATCACAGGGCCATATGTCAATGAAGACGCTGCAACGCTCAATAGGCTTTACAGCCAGCTTTCGCAGGTTCAAGAAGGAGTTGCAAACCAGGTTGGTAACGGCGCTGGCTCGCTATGGAAAAATGCAAAAGATTTGGATGTTAGCCGATTCAAGCTTCAGGATGATAGTAAGTATTTATTTGGCGAAGGTCTTGAGGGTGGGGCGACTAAAAAGCTCGAAGGCGCAATAAAAGCGCTATCTGCTCGCGATCCAAAAGCATTCAATCAAATGATTGATAGCATCCCAGAGTCATATCGGCCAAAAACAGTAATGACCGCTATGGATAGCATAATGCGCAAATCATACTCCAGCGGAAAGGAATTGGATGCTAATGGGTTTGCTAAATTTTGGGGCGAGTTAAGCGAGTCTCCAACTAATAAAGCTATGCTTACTAAGCATCTTCCAGATGGAGCGGCAAAGCGACTTGATGACATGTATACGATGGCGCAAAGCTTGACCAATATAACCAAAAACAAGACAAAAACCGGTATTATCCCCGACGCGATGAAAGATTTTAATCAGACCAATGGGATAGTTGGCAAACTATATGGATTTGCTCAAAACGCACCAATGGCCCCAAGCGCAACAGTTAGAGCGCTTGGCGTTGTCGCTGACATTGCAACAAAAGCAAGAACTGATGCAGTAAAGGCGGCTGATGATCTTCTCGCAAGTCAAACTTTTAGGGATGCCGTTTTAGCTGCAGACCGTGGGCCAAAGATTGCAAAAATAGCAGAAGAGCGGCTAAAAAGATCAAAGGTGTTCAAGAATTTTATTAATGAATCTGATAATAAGGCGCTAAATCGCTGGAAAAGCCAAGCGGTAACTGGATCATCTGTTAGTGGTGGGCCAAGCTTTATTCAATACTTGCTAAACGGCGAAGAAGATCAATCTTCGCAATAACCAGAGGTTAACCAATGAGCTACACATTTGAATCGCCGTTTCAATACATTCCAAAGTCTGAAAAGTTCGGCGCTGTTGGGCTTGGCAAGCTTTATATCGGGGTTATCAATGGCAATCCTGCCTCAACGCCAGCGGATAGAATTCAGGCTTATATAGCCCGTCAAGGATTGTCAGATTTAGCTATCAGCCAGCCTATTGATATTAGCGCAGGCGGTGTTCCAATTTATCAAGGATCGCCCGTAACTATTAAAGTTAATACAGCATACTCTTGTGCTGTTTTGGATCATCTTGGGGCACAGATTTATTACAGTCCAAAGTCTGGCGATGAGATACAAAAAATAATTGACCTAGAGGCTAGTACTGCTGCTCTTGATGTAAGGCTGGATGCTGTAGAAATAGAGGTTTCTGGCTTGGCTCATACTGTGGAGTCATTCCCTGATCTTGCTACAACACCAGCCTCATCATCTGGAGCTATCGTTTATGTTAAAAAAAATGTAGCGGATGGGAGGGGTGGCGATTATTTCCAAGATTTCACGGGCGTAATTACAAGCGATCTCGGATCACAGATTACTAACACGGCAACTATCGGGCATTATTGGAAAAGAATTAATGATGAGCAAGTTTCTGGGTATGACTTTGGAACCTTAGAAGATGGCACGGCTGATGATTCTACTGCCCTGCAAGCTGCTGCTGTATTTTCAAAAGTTGTGACTATATCGGGAGTCGTTAAAGCTCCATCTCCAACGCTAGATAAAACCTGCAACACCGAGTTTATTGGTGATAATGATTTTGTTTATCCGAAGCCCTATCGAAAAGTTGTAGTCCCTCGCTCTGCGACTGCCGATCATTTAACTAGCGTTGATATAAACCCGCGCAAGCATTTAAAGCAAATGAACGTGGTGGCCAAGCCTATCGTGGCACTGGTGGGTGACTCGCTAACCACTTATCTTGCAAATAGTTACGGCCGCGCAGATACTCTTGCAGAGGTTTTGCATAGAACACTAGAAAATCAATTTCCAAATGGCGTTACATTTAAAGATTTCGGCATTAGCGGATCGGTTTACGGTAGCGCATTAACAAATATGTACCAAAGCTACATTCCTTGGTATGCAGGGCTATCAGGCACAAATTGGCTTGATGTTGTTAAAGCCTCGGCTCCTGATTGCATTATTCTCTCGTGGGGGATGAATTCCGATAGCGATATCATCAGCGTGGCTGATGTTAAAAGTGTCATTGATGCTATTCAAGCGTGGCCTAAAGTACCCTCTATCGTCATGGTGACGTGTTTGGTTCCATCACCACGCTCAGCATCTAATCCGGTGGGGTCTGGAACAACTCAAGAAAATCGCGACAAAGCGGCGGGATTTGTTCGAAGCTATGCCAAATTTCGAAACGTTGGCCTGCTTGATTTGCACCGTAAGTTCACTATGGTTCGCGATGGGTTTGATCCATTGTCAGGTATTATGACACTGGGAGATACAGTAGCGCCAACAGCTATAACCTCTACGCTAAACCATTCGGTTGGAACTAAAAAATGCTACGACTGGCGCGCCCAAGTGCAAATCGATGGCAGTTTATTGAGTGCCACAAAAGGGGTAACTTTCAAAGTCGGGTCTGGTAATAATGACTTCATTCAGCTCCTAAAGCCAAGTGGAACACAACTACAATTAAACATGTATTCGGGACAAACGCTGGCAATTGGATACACATCTAAAATCATTACTTACACACTACCGACTAGCACAGACTATCTGATAACGTTTGAAAAAGTTGGAAACTTTATTTCTATTTATGTAGACAATGATAGTCATTTTGGAACGTATAACGAGCCGATTTATTTTGAAAAATGTGTGTCGCTTGGGGGTGAGTATTTCCCTGAAGTATTAAGTGATGGAACAGCATCGGTTTATATTTTAAAGAACGCTATTTTTAACTATGCGTATCCTAAGCCTAATACTCCATCAGTAACTGATTCGCTCATGTTTGGCAATGAATCAGGCACAAATTTCTATGGCGGATCAGGCTTCAATCACCCTAGCGGAGCTATCGCTACTCATGTTTACCGCCCTGTAATTGAGGGGGTATGCTGGACGGCAAATATCCCGCTCGAAGGTACGCAAGCTGTAGGGGTTGGCGTTACATCACAAGCCGTTACGTTTGTTACTCAGGAGCTAAACACTAACTATCGTATTAGCCTAACAGAATCATCTGGCGCAACATCTATTGGCCAACGATTCTGGTATGGCAATAAATCAACTGCAGGGTTTACCATTTACTTTGCTGCAGCGACAACGTCAGCGGGATCAGTAGATTGGCGTATGGAGCGGTACTAATGGAGCGATTGAATTGGACAAAATAAAATGTCGAGCAAAATTATTTCTCATAATGCTAGTTGCGGCCAATACTGCCGCGCTTGCGGCTTATTCATCACTATATTTCACTAGCTATCGACATTCGTTTGCAGACTGCTTGGGTGTGTTTTTGGCGGCTAGAGTTGTTCTGTTTATGGCAAACAAGCAAATGCCATTAACCGATGAAAACGTGGCATTTATGAGTTCGGAGCGTATATTGTGGAACAGTACAACGGTATTAGTAGCGGTGTTCACGATGGGCGCTTTGTATGTGTTAAATCGTCTGATTTAGAATCAATAGCCTACTTTTCAAAACTTGCTATAATCGCAGCCAAGGCAATCTCAGAGATAAGAGATTGCGGCGGCAAATCGCCGTATTTTAGAGCCGTTGAGCACTGTATATTGCATGTTGCAAGCGGCGGCACACTAGATAATTTCAAGCCCTTGGTGCGGACGTCAAGCTATGCAGGAATCGACCGAAGACAGACAAAAAACGCCATGCATTAGCGGACAGGAGCAGTTCGTAATGGAAGCTCTAAAGATGATGTTTGATGTTAGAATGCTTAGCGAAAAGATTTCAAATCTTGATACTAAAGTTGAAGCTAACGACAAAAAACACGCCGCAGCAATTAACGAACTTAGAACCTTTTTTGTCGATCAAAACCTAGTTGTAGTTGATAGTGTCGCTGAACTTAAAGTATCAATTGACGCGATCTCAGGGCAGCTAGAGCCAATTGTAAGCAGAGAAAATAAAGCAAAACAGTTTATTTTAAAATGGTCTATCCCTGTTATTTTGGCGCTTCTTGTAGTGATTTTTTTTGGTGATTACGCTACTCAATTTGGGCAATTTGTTAAGGCGCTAATATGAAGTACAGCGGTGTTTTTATAGGGTGGCCACTATCGTCTAACGTGATACGCGGTCACTCTGTGCGCAATACATTTGGAATTGTGCGCAAAAACTTAGACGGCACCCCGCGTGCGCACCAAGGGTGGGATTTTTACGCGCCGGTTGGGACTGAGCTGCGATCCATTTCTGACGGCGTTGTGGCCCACGTTTCAGAGCGCGAAGGGTTGGGGTTAATGCTTGTTGTGTCGATAGGCAATAGCGGCATGTATGCGGCCTATTGCCATTTGTCAGAGATAGGCGTCAACGTGGGTGATAGCGTAAACCTAGGCCAGAAAATAGGGCGTACAGGCTCCACTGGAAATGCTGCCGGATTGCCTGCCGCTGATAGTCATTTGCATTTTGAGGTGCGCACCGAGCCGCTTACAGGGCTTGGTTTGGATGGGCGAGTAAGCCCACTTAAAATATTCGGGGTTTGCCCGTTACTTGAGGTAATTGAATCATGAATTTATTATCTAAATTAACTGATATTGTTGGCGGCAGCCTTTTTAAAGAAGTAAAAGAGATTATTAATGATCGGTGGCCGCCTGAAATCTCACCAGAAAAGCGCGCAGAGATAGAGCTTGCGCTTGGTGAGCTACAAGCAAAAAGTCAGCAGGCAGCCGGACAATTAGCGCTTGAACAGCTTCGCGCAGAGTTATCAGACGTGCAAGACGCGCGCAAAAATCACGCCAGTTCAAACATGCCGGCCACAATAACAATTGTAATGACAATAATCTCTGTGATGTATGGGGTCGGCCTATTCTATTGCGCATTCCCACCAGAAAACCGCGACATGATTAATCACTACGGCGGCCAGATGATTACGCTTTGGGTTGGTAGCGTGGTTTATTGGATCGGAACTACACGCGGAAGCCAAGAAAAAAACCGCATAATTGCACAAAGCGAGCCAGTTCGTTAAGTTTGGCGCGCACAGTCTCATCAAATAATTTGCAGGACGGGAAATAAATGGCAATCAGCACATCACTAGAGCTTAAGCTAAATCCAAACACCAACACGTATAAAACTGGCGACTGGCTTGATATTGCCGGTAGCGGATTTGGCAACGCCCCGAATGTTGTTTTATTTGATCCTGTTCAATTAGTTGACGGTCAGGCAATTAGGCTAAATTCACCGAAAATTGGCACCTACACAGATGTTTCTAGCAACGCCACTGCTACATCGGAATACGGAGAGTGTTGGATACCGTCACGCGACCCAGCACAAGTTGCAAGCGCATCTGAAAACAGGGTAACGCTAGGATTTGAAACAACGCCATTTACTCAGTTTTTTTGGTTTCACAGGACGATGGCTAAAACTGGACTTAAATTTCCGTGGGCAACTGCTGCTGGTCTGGCTCCTGTGTGGACTAGTGTTGGGATGAAACCTTGGTGGTTTACAACGTCAAACAACGGCAATGAAGTAGATCAGGTTTTGCCGACGTATGGCAGTGGTGGCGCACAGTGCTTTGGTAATTCGACAGCGCTCAGCAAAAACGGAAATCCATCTGACTCAAATTATTACCCTCGTGCTACAGATTTCTATGTTACCAAACCCACATGCTTTGGGTTTTATCAAAGCGGTGACGAGACTTCGATTAATGCACGTGATGCTACAGTAAATATACAGCGATATGACGATGCAGGATTCACTGAGAGTACATTTGCGTGCGATCCTTTCCGCTGCAAATCTCCGCCAACACTAACGCCGACTGTACAAAACTCCGCAACATATACGGTAAGCCTTAACGGCACACCAATTTCAAATCCATATGTTTCTGATGCATCTGCCACACTCGCTGAAATACTTGCAGGAATTGTTGCAGCAACAAATGCAAATCAATCCACGGTATTCGCTGCAATAAATTCAGGAAATACCTATGTCGAAATTTATGCCATACTCACATCGAATGTTGTCACAATTACCGCCAGCGCAAATATAACAGTATCTAATGGGTTTCCAATTTTAGGAGCTTCTGAATATTTTCGTTTGCAGTGGATGGGTCAAACAAACACACCAACAGGCGGGTGGTCTAATGTTCAAATGCTCACTAACTGGATGTATCTTGCGACAGGCACAAATGCCAGAGCCGCAATATTTATAGGTGATGCCCCAACCCTTGCAGGTTGTAAAGATGTTCGCCCATTCCTACCTGATCTTTGGACAGATACAAGAATAGTTATAGATAAAATGGGGTTAAGTGGTTACGTTCACCATCGTCACGCAAACGGCACAGTGCAAAACAATATCATGGGCGAGGTGGTATAATGGCAGTCACATTTACCGCCACGGCGATTGCCGGACAAACTTTAGGCGTAGCTATAACAGCGTCAATCACTGTTGTGGCAAACACTAGGAAGCTGTTCTTCTTCGTCCCTATTGATACCTCAAATGATGCGGCAGGGAATATTGCCCCTAACGCTGTCTCATGGGGAGCTACTAACGCTACATTAGTTGGGAATATCCCAACTGACCCGTCAGCTCCATTCGGGCAATGCCAATGGTTGTATGAGATTGATAGCCCTGCTGCTGCAACTGCCACTGCAACAGTTAACCATGCCGCTACATATCATACCTGTATTGTCGTTGCTGTTGTTTCGCCAACCCCAATATCAATAACAAGTATAAGCTTCTTAACTCGCGGCACTGGGACGTCATTATCAACAACTATTTCTAGCGCCTCTGGCGATCAGACAATTTACTCTATAGTTGCTAATAATCTAGCATCTACAGACATGGCGGCGCTAAACGGTTCCACTCAGCTTGCGGTGACTGGCACTAACACGCGCCAGACGGTCAGAGCCTCTCTTCTAACATCATCTGGAACAACAAACACTGAAAGCTGGACATTAACATCTTCGCAGCAATACTCAGTTATAGCGGTGAATGTTGCAGATGGAACATTCCGCGTAGATGACATTAACAGCTCAGGATCTAGTCCTGCTATAAATGTCGCAAGCTCTAATACCGCTAATACAACAGGTATGAGCACAATAACGAGCTTAACTATTAGTGATGGCACTCGCTCGCTAAGCGCCACCCCATCTATGCCAAGCGGTGATGGTACGTTTGCATTTACGTGGCCTTATGCTGACGCTGTTGTAGCCCCATTGTTCGGTTCGGTTACTGCAACATTTGGTGATGGCGCTCGCACTGTCGATATGGTAGGTAATACGCCTGTACCTGCCGGATTTGCATCTGTAACGTTCACAGGGGCTACCGATATCAGTCAGTATCATCTTGGGCATGTTTTAACGCTTACTGACGGTAAGCGCATGTATTACCCAACGACAAACGGAGCCGTGATTAATTCCGATGGATCGTTAGAGTTCACTGCGCTTCCTTACACGCTCAATGCAATGCTGCACAATGTTCACAGCGGCGGTGATGGGACGATTACTAGTGTAACGGTAGTAATTACGGAGAGCGGCGCTGTAGTTGTTACCGGTGGTGGCCTTACATCATCCGGCCTAACCTCACATGGTTTTACTTCTAGCGGGCTAACATCACCAGGATTGTAAAAAGCCCCGAAAGGGGCTAGTTCATCACTGATTTTTTCAGCGCTTGGATTATTTTCTCAATAGAATCGTTCTTGTACTTGTTCCAAAACTCATCATCATTGAACTTTGATAGAATAATCCTTGTGACTTGAGCCTGGTCGCGGGTGTCAAGCACTTGCAGAAGCACGCCTTCCAATATTATCAACTTCTCAGTATCGTTAAACGCGGCCTTAGCTTGTGCGGCTTGTTTGTTCTTTTCGTGCGTTCTAATCA